GCATTATTTTCATTTGGTTGTGGTTTAGTTGGTAAATCATATATTGGGGATGCAAAAAAAACTCTTGCATCTTTTTCTGGATTTGATTTTAAAAAATAAATGCATGAAACATGGTGCATAGAATGTGAATGAAATTCTTGGAAGTCATACTTATAATATACATTAAACCAACCACTTCTAGGTTTGAGTTTTGGATAACCCATTAAATTACCATGAACACTTGCTGTTTTAAAAACCCATTCGTTGAGGTCTTTAAATTTTTCTTCTTTGAGAATATCTAACATGTCTAGTGTATTAAAAGTTGAACTCGATATCCAACCAGTAGCTACATCATTTTTTCTTTGATTTGAAAGGTCAATACAATAATCTAAAACTTCTTTGCAAAGCTCTTCGTTTTTTTCATATTTATCTGTGCTTATCATCACAGGAAAAAACGGTTGTGTTAACATTGCATATCATATAACACGTTTAAAAGTGATTTAGAAGTATGAAATTAATATACACAATACCAAACAAACTTTGGTGGATTCATGATTTTCTAGATAAAGACACATATAAAACCATACATAATTCTATTATCCAAGAACGAAGAGATATAAATTTACAATCTGCAAGCGATGTATGGGATAAAAATTTACACAAAAATCTTAAAGCTCCACAAAGGGTAGACGTTACAGCCTACCCACCAATTGAAAAACTTAAGGTAAGTCTTTTAAGTAATCCTCATTTTCAATATGATGATATTAGATCTATAAATACTTCAATACATTACATGAAGAACAGGTCAGGAATTAATTGGCACAGCGATAATAAATGGAAATATGGAGCAACATATTACGTGAACAATAAATGGAATATTCATTGGGGAGGTGAATTTATGTTTGCTGATACTGAAGCATATGGTTTTTTGCCTATAGTTGGCAACTCTATAGTCATAGTAAAAGCTCCTCTTGACCACAAAGTAAACCCTGTATTAAGTCCTATTATGCCTCGAATATCTATCCAAATGTTTATGAAGTGATATAAATATGTTATAATTACATATGCCATTAACAAACGTACTAATAAGACCAGGATTCAACAAACAAGTCACTGAAGTAGGAGCTGAAGGTCAGTGGGTTGACGGAGATAATGTAAGATTCAGATACGGACTACCTGAAAAAATAGGTGGTTGGGAACAGCTAACAGCTAATAGTTTAGTAGGAGCTGTCAGACAGCAACATATTTACGCTGATTTAGATGGTAATGTTTATGCAGTATTAGGAACATCAAGAGCATTGTTAGTTTATTATGGAAACGCTTTCTATGATATCACACCTTTATCGACAGCAATTACAGGAGCTACCTTTACTACAGTAAATACGTCAGCTACCGTAACAGTAAATAAAACCACACATGGACTAGAGGTTGGAGATATATTTACATTTAGTTCAGTAACACCACCTAGTGGTGCAGGATATACTGCAGCTAATTTTACAGATAACCCATTTGAAGTAATATCTGTTCCAACATTAGATACTTTTACTATTACAATGGCATCTAACGCAGGTACAAGTGTATCGGCCAGCGGATCAGCGACCATTAACCCATATGAAAAAGTTGGGCCTCTTACATCAACTGCAGGTTATGGTTGGGGCACGTCTACTTTTGGTGGTGCCTCTGGACTTACAAATAACTTAAACGGTTTATTACAAGACGACACTGCAGGTACGGGAGGCTCTGGTACCAGCATTACGCTAACGTCAACTGCAGGTTTTCCAACTTCTGGAGTTATTAAGGTTGGAACAGAATTTATTTCCTACACCGGTGTATCTACAAATGACTTAACAGGTATAACAAGAGCTGTAGCGGGAACTAGATCCGCACATGCCTCTGGTGCAACCGTTGAATATTATACAGCCTGGGGACAACAATCTTTAACAACTAATGTAGTATTAGATCCTGGTTCATGGTCATTAGATAATTTTGGTCAAGTTTTAGTTGCTACAATTAAAAATGGAAAAAGTTTTTCATGGAGTCCAATAGCATCAGTTCCAGCAGCTTTGTCAACAAGAGCAACATTAATATCAGGAGCACCAACAGCTTCAGTAATGACAGTTGTATCTGAAAGAGATAGGCATTTAATAGTATTAGGAACTGAAACAACAATTGGTAATACTGCGACACAAGATAAAATGTTTGTAAGATTTTCTGATCAAGAAAGTTTAACTACCTACTCGCCAACATCAATAAATACTGCAGGGACTTTGAGACTAGATTCTGGCACTAAAATTGTTGGAGCTGCAAAAGGTAAAGATTACGTTTTGATTTTAACAGATACGTCTGCTTATATAATTCAGTTTGTTGGACCTCCATTTACGTTTTCTGTAAGACAGGTTGGATCAAATTGTGGTGCTATAGGCATGAATTCAATAAAATATATTGATGGTAAAGTTTATTGGATGGGCCAAGCAGGAGGATTTTTTGTATTTGATGGTACTGTAAAAAGTCTTCCATGTTTAGTTGAAGATTTTGTATTTACAAGTAAAGGAGATAATTTAGGTATTAATTATGATAGTGGTGAATTAGTTTATGCAGGTTTAAATAATCTTTATTCAGAGATAAATTGGTTTTATCCAAAAAATGGATCTTCAGTAAATGACAGAATTGTAACGTACAATTTTGATGAGAATACTTGGACAACAGGAACATTAGCAAGAACAACATGGAGTGATGCAACTCTTTTTGACGTGCCATATGCTACTGAATTTAATTTAACAGGAACACCTACATTTCCAGTAATTCAAGGTGTTACTAACATAAATGGATCAAGTCTATACTACGCTCACGAGGTGGGAAATAATCAAGTTGATAATGTAGGTAATAAAACAGCAATACCTGCATTTATACAATCAGGATCCTTTGATCTAGATGTAGAAGGTAATGGTCAATTTTTTATGTCCATGAGAAGATTTGTGCCTGATTTTAAATTGATATCAGGCAATGCACAAATAACAATTAACCTTAGAGACTTTCCAACGGACACCGCAACATCATCTCCTTTGGGCCCATTTACAATCACAAGCAGCACTGATAAAGTAGATACCCGTGCAAGATCTAGATTTGCGAGTTTAAAAGTTGCAAATACATCAACAGATGAAAGTTGGAGATATGGAACATTTAGAGCTGATATACAACCAGATGGACAAAGATAATGATGCAAGATGAATACCTAGCAGAGTATTTAAATAATCCTGGTTTACAAGCTAAGTATGGTGATTATGGAACTTACAGAAATTTTATGTTATCGCAACAAGCAGGTATCGCACCTATTTATAATGAACAAGTTAAAAAAAGTAGTAAAGAAATAATACAAAATAATTTAGGAGGAGGTAAAAAAAGAAAATTTGTGCCACCTAGTATTGCTTTGTTAGGAGCTCTTTTGCCTAAAGAAGATCCTGTTACCACGGCAAGTAGAGATTATTTTTCTGGTCTTTATGGCTTAGATAGCATTGGAAGAATAGCTGAGGGTGATTTAATGCAGGGTTACAACCCAATAAGTGGTGGTTTTTTAAATAGAATAACAGGTGGTAAATACGGTCAAGAAATGAATATAGGTTTAGATAAAGCTTATCAAAAAAGAATTGATACTATAACAAAAACATTACAGAAAAAAGATTCACAACAATTAAGAGACAGATTAGCTGAATTAAAAGATAGACAAAGAAAAGATGCTTTAGCTTTACAAAAAATTAAATTAGATCACGCAAGTCCACAACAAAAACAAACAATGCAAGATATGTCAACAGGTCAAATAAATACTGGTATGCCTGAGCAACCTACACCTACACCTAGTGGAAATGTTGTAACAGGAGGTCAGTCACCTTTAGGTTATACAACACAAACAAATATTCCAGATAGAGGTAGAAATAGATAATGGCTAAAATAAATATTTTTGTACCTGAACCAAAGGAACAATACGAATCAACTAATCAAAGACAGATAATTGAAGCTATTGATACACTCAAAAATCAATTGAATTTTTCATTTCAATTTGATTTGAAAGAAGAACAAGATAGTTTTAATTGGTTTATATCATGACAATACAATATAAAAATCAAGGTATAGATTTAAATTCAACTGGTACGTTGAGTGTCTTAACTTGTCCAACTGATGCTACTATTTTAATTAAACAAATACAGATAAATAATGGTTCTGGTAGTGGTGTAAGTTTAAATGTCCAAGTCACAGATACTTCTGCATCGTCAACCTTTAGAATTTTTAATGAGGCTGTCACTGGATCTGCTTCAAAAGATATAATAAATTATACGTTAGTTTTAGAAGCAGGTGATATATTAAAAATGACAGCAGGTACGGCAGATGAAATACAAGGTATAGTTTCATATGCACTGCTAGATAGATCTCAACAAAATGGCTAGAAAATTTAAAGCATTTGTTGAAAGACCAAAACCAAGGAAGAGACCAAGAAGGCACAAGAAAAGGCTTTCAAAAAATGAGAAAAGAGATTATAAGAAATACAACAAACAAGGAAGAAGACCATGAGTGATGAACTACCAAGAATCCCAGCTGAAGCAAAAGAAGTAATCAAACATAAGACTACAGGTAAAGTTTACGAGTCTAAAGATGCATTTGATGCTGACGTTGCTGATCCGAACACTGACACTACTGCAGATGATTTTTCTCAACATGTTGAGATAACAGTTGCAAAATTGACTTTGTTTGGTAGCACTAAAAAATAATGCAGCCCAGAGGAGGAACAGAGCTACAACTTGAAATGTTGTATAAGCACTGTGATAATAAATTATTAGATGAGGTACAAATTTGTACTTCTATACCTTACAAAGTCCCATTAGATCCAAATAAATTAAATATACTTTGGCAAAAAAATTCTTACGATCAACCAAATCTTTTTGATTTTTTTAGTGATCCTAAAAAACATAATGAGTACGATTGGTATGTTTTCAATTCACATTGGAATTATGAAAAATTTAGGCATTACTTTAAAATACCTACTGAAAAAAGTATGGTTATAAAAAATGGTTGTTATCATTTTCCAAAAAGAAAAGTTTACAAAAAAGGTGATCCAATAAAATTAATATATCATTCGACTCCATGGAGAGGCCTGAGCGTTATTTTAGGAGCAATGCAATATATTAAAAATCCAAATGTAACTTTAGATGTATATTCAAGTACAAAAATATATGGAGAGGAGTTTCACAGAGATAACGAACATTTATACAAGCCTTTGTTTGATCAAGCTGAGTATTTAAAAAATGTAAATTACGTAGGTTATAAACCACATGAATATATTTTAAATAGAATTACTGATTATCAAATGTGGACACATCCAAGTGTGTTTGAAGAGACATTTGGTATAGGTGCTTTGGAAGCTATGAGTTCTGGATTGTATTTAATAACAACTAATTTTGGAGCTTTATTCGAAACATGTTCTGAGTGGCCTATTTATGTAAATTATACAAATAACCTTGATGCTTTAGCTCAGCGATTTGCTCATGCTATAGATATGGCATGTGATACTTTACATGAAGACTACATTCAACAACACATTGAAGAACAACAAAAGTTTGCTAAAAGATTTTATTCGTGGGAAAAGAAAGGAAAAGAATGGGAAACATTTTTGAAAGGAGCTTTACATGAGCGACAACCCACAAGGCTATGACCACGAGGCAGTAAGAAAACCAATTTGGAAAGAAAAACCTGAAGAACCATCTAAAGTTTATACAAACGAAGATACTTATCAAACTATAAAAGAAGTTAGGAATACAACAAAAGAACACGGTGACATACATTTATTTGTAGGCACACCATGTCATTCAGAAGTATCTATGCATTATGTAAACTGTATAATTAGTTTGACAAAAGCCTGCCATAAAAGAAATATACCAATAGAGTTTTCATTAATTAAATCATCCTTAGTTACTCAAGGTCGTAACTTATGTGTATCTGGTTTTCTTGATTCTGATGCTACACATTTATTGTTTATAGATTCTGATATATTTTTAAATTCATCAACTGTTTTTAAAATGATAAAAGCAGATAAAGATGTAATATCTGTACCTTATCCACTAAAAGCCTTTTTATGGGATAAGTCCTTAAGTCAAGTTAAAAACGGATTAGTAAAAACACCAGAGCAAATGGCTCAAGCAGGTAATACATATCCAATGAAAGTTCCTGATAGAAAAGATATAAGAATAAACGATGGTGTTATTGAAGTAACTCATAGCCCTACAGGAGCTATGTTAATCAAAAAAAGTGTTTTTAAGAAAATGATACAGGCATATCCAGAGAAAGAAATAAGACAAAGCACAGTTATTAACAGTAAAGTTATATTAAAAAAGAACATGTGGAACTTTTTTGATACAATACATGACCCAATTGATAAGACCTATTTAGGGGAGGATTTTGGCTTTTGTAAGCTTTGGAAGGACATAGGAGGTAAATGTTATGCCTACGTGTTGGACGAAATCACTCATGTAGGAGAACACCAGTATACAGGTAAATTTGCTGATGAGTTGATAACAATCAAGTAAAATGCTATTATTATATACTTAGATCTAAAAGGAGAATACAAAGAATGTTAAACCTATTACCTTACGCCTTAGCTGCATACGGAGGATATAAAGGATATCAAGGAGCAAAAGATGCGGGAGCTTCAGGACTCGGAAGAATATTTGGAGGAGTTACAGGAGCAGCAGCTGGATATTATGGCGGTAAGACATTAGTAAATATGCCAATGGTTCAGTCAGCTTTTCCTAGTGCTGCTAAATTTACACCTTTTACCCAAACACAGGCAGCATCATTACTTGGTCTTGGACAAACACCAACACCAGCAGTAAATCCAAAATTTTTAGGAACAGATAAAGCAACTGGTGGTGCTATGGTTCCAAATCCAAATTATGTTGCCCCTACAGAAAGTGGTGGTTCACTATTAGATATTCTTAGAAAAGAACCTGGAGGAAAATATGATCCATTAAAATTATCTTTAGCTGCAGGAGGTATACCTTTAGCTTTAGGTGCTTTTAATCAAGGACCTGCTGATATTTATATGCCAGGATATAACATGAGTTATTTGAAACTGAAAGAGGAGAGAGGTAATTATAAATACATAGACCCGGCTACCGGACAAGAAAAAGAATATGAATCTGTCTATGCACCAGAAGAACAAGGTTTAGGAGAAAGAAGAATGGGGCCATACTCTTTAGACGTACAAAGACTAAACACAGGTGGTCTAGCAACAATAAACAAATTTAATGAAGGTGGAGTAAATTATTTACCATCAAAAATTTCACACGATGAAAATGATTCAACCAATTATGTCAGAGCTTCTGGCTACGTTGAGGATGGATCAGGAGCAGGAGATAAAGACGAGGATACAATGTTAGCTCAATTAGCAGACGGAGAGTTTGTAACAAGAGCAGATGGAGTATTAGGTGCTGGTATCATAGCTGGAGCAAATCCAAATAGTATCAAGGATATGAGAGAAAAAGGTGCCGAATACTTTTATGAACAACAAAAAAGATACAAACGTGTTTTTGATTTATTAAAGGAAAGTAATGGCTACAGTAAACAAAAAGAAAATTAAACCACTTGTAAACGTATTACCGATCGAACCTAAGGACATAGAAAGGTTTTGGCCTCTATGCGAGTTTATGGTTGCAGAGGCTTTAGCTTTTTCTGGTAAGTATGCTGATCCAGAATGGATATTTAGAGAATTAAAAAAAGATGTAATGCAATGTTGGATCATGTTTGGATCTGATGAAACAGAAGAGAATAAAGTATTTGGAGTTGCTATTGGTCGTATTGCAGAGTTACCAAACTTTAATCAATATGAAATAGTTATATGCACAGGTAAAAGAAGAGAATTTTGGGAAGGACAATTAGTTAGAGAGATTACAGAATTTGCAAGACACAATAAATGCAAAAGGTTAAGTATAATGGCAAGACCTGGTTGGGAGAGAGTATCAAAACAATGGGGTTGGAAAAAGAAACACGTACAATTAGAGGCATGGTTATAATATGAGTTTTTTTGGAGGAGGAAGATCATCGGCACCGAGCACGCCATCGACACAAACATCAATTGTTAGGGAAGCTCCAGGTATAGAGGAACGAAAAATAGAGTTGATGGATATAGCGAGACAGGTCGCTGATCAACCAATTAATTTACCTGATATAAAAGTATCACCTTTTTCACAATTAGAACAACAAGGTTTAACTGCTGCAGGAACAACAGGTGTGGGTGCACCAACTGTATCTGCAGGAATTGGTTCTGTCTTAGGTGCTACACAAGCAGCTCAAGCAGGTCCAAACATATCTCAGTTTTTTAATCCATATCAAAGTTATGTAACTGATGAAATTTTAAGACAAGGTCAAGGCATGCAAAATCAACTTGCTGCACAGGCAATAGGATCTGGTGCTTTTGGTGGTGGAAGAGAAGGTGTTCAACAAGCTGAATTACAAAATAGAATTTTAGGACAAATAGGTAAAGCCCAACAAGCAGGTTTTGGAACAGCATTAGGAGCTGCACAAAGGCAACAAGGTATGGAAGTACAAACTGGTTTGACAGCTGGTCAACAACTAGGAGCTTTTGGACAGCAGCAACAGGCTATGGCTCAACAAGATATAAATCAATTAATGGGTGCGGGAGGTGTTCAAAGACAATTAGCTCAAGCAACTTTGGATGCACAAAGACAATCTACATTACAACAACAGTATGAACCTTACCAAAGAGCAGAGTTCTTAGCTAACTTATATGCTTCGGGACCAAAATCACAATCAGGTGTAACTGTAGGAACGCAACCTGCAACAAGTCCACTTGCACAAGCAGTTGGAACAGGAATAGGAGCGTTTACAGCTTATCAAGGTTCGAAACAATAGGAGATTAAATGAATAAAGTTTTAAACAGACCTATGTTTCGACAACAGGCTTTGAGAAAAGGTCATCTTAAACCAATTCATGCACAAACAGGTGTCATGGTAGGTCCCCCTGGCCCAACTATTACAGGTGTAGCTAATCCAAATAAATTACCAAGCACAGTTGTTAAACCACAAGGTTTTTTTAAAAAACTTGGCACAGAATTTAGAACTTCAAGACAAGGTATTCAGCAAATAATGAATCCTAAAAGTCCACAATTTTCTGCTAAAGGAACTTTAGGATCTGGTAGATTAATTCCAGGTCTTCTAGGTGTAGAGGGAATCGCATCTGTTGTAGATCCATATGTTGGCCAATATATTGAAAACCCTTTGGCAAGAAGTTTAGTAACATATGGTATATCTGGGGCGGCTGCTTTAAATCCATATGTTAGAGCTGCAGGTCTTGCTAAATTTGGATATGATATTGCTGACAATTATGCTTTTAAACCAATTGCTGCAGGAATAAAAAAATATAGAGAAACACCTATGTCAGAAAGAAGAGCTTTACCTAATATCTCTGGAGAAGCTGACATGGATCTTATTGAACAAACTATGGGTAGAGCTCAAGTAAAAAATGAACAAGATGTAAAAACGGCTTTACAAAATAAAAAAGCTAAACCTGGATCTCAAAGAATAGGTTTTGGAGGTAGAGATAGATTAACTGAAGATGATAATAAATCTGAAGTTGTACAAGGTGATGTAGATATATCTAAAGTGGTAGCAAACAATGTTGACCCTAATTTAAAAGCTCCTTTAATTGGTGCTAAGAAAACTACAATACAGGATAATATGCCACCAAAAGAAGATAAAACAATGTTGGCACAGAAAAATGATAACGAAGATGTAAAGACAGAGGAAGATGCAAATAAACAACTTGTAAAAACACAAGAAGCAAACACTGCAGAAGGTAAAGTAAAAGCAGGTGATGGCACATCAGTAACAAATGAGACTATTGCATTAGCAAAAGAATATAGAAAAGAATTAATGGCAGGACAAAAGTCTCAAGCCAAGTTAGTTTTTTTAGCTAATTTAGCATCAGGACTTCTAACAGGTAAAACAACACAAGGTGGTTTAGGTGGTGCTTTAGAAGTATTTGGAGCAGCTTTAGGTCCTGCAATAAATAATTATGCAACAATTAAACTTAAAGAAAATGAATTAGAAAATGATTTTATGTCCGATGCACTTACACTTGCAAAAGACGAAATTGATGCAAGAAATGGAGTTCTTGAAGCACCAGACTTTCCTGATGCAGTCCCAGGCATAATCCAACTTACAGATGATTCAGGAACAAGAAATGTCACTGCAAGACGATTAAAAGATGGTACAGTTCAATATGCTGTGTATGGACAAAAAGATCAATATGGAAGACAGTTATTTATTACAGCACCTTATGGATCCTATGATAAATTTTTAAAACAGGATTTTGCAGCTAAAGAACAAACCGATACATTGAGAGATCTATCAGCTAAGTACAAAGCATATAGTTTAGGTAGAGACTCAATTGATATTTTGAAAAAAGAAGATGTTGTTGGAGGTCCAAAAGGTAGACTTAATATTTTCACTAAACGTCTTGGTGATGCAATGAATGATTTTGGCATGGGCTTTTTTGGTCAAGAAGATGGTATGGCAAAAATAGCTGAGATGAGAGAAGATGTTAAACAAGGTTTAATTAGTGGTGGTAAGTCAGAAGAAGAGGCAGAGAAATATTTAAATGAAAAGTTTGGTAAAGGTAATTCTTTATTCAAAAAAACTTTAAAAGAAATGGGTGTATTTAAAGACACTGGTGCAGATCTTGAAAGATTAGCAATCAATGAAACAATTTTAACATATGCTCTTGCTAACTCATTGAAATCAAAAGATAGGTTAACAGAGAAAGATATTAAGATGGCACAAAACCTTGTTAATGTATTCCCAATGTTAAGAGGGGAAAAATCTGTAATTCAATCATTAGAAGCTGTTAATGAAACAATTTTAAAAGATATTGAACGTCTTGAGTTTGATTATACTAACGCTTACTTAGGTGATTCAATAACAATCTCTAACTACAGAAGAAGATACAATATTGTAGGATCAGAAGGTCAAGCACTACAAGGCGATCTTCCTGGATTCTTTGATAACATGAGTACGGAGGATGTATTAGGTAATATACAGATAGATTAATGGCTACATTAAAAGAAATACAAAAAAAACTTGATCAAAAAGATCTTAGCTTACTTGAACTAGACAAAAAAAGTAGAGCTGCGATTGATGAATTAATTAAACGTGGAGAATTAAAAGGCCCAAGTATGTCAGAACTTGGCCTTGAAAAAGAAAAAGCAGCAGGAGATATAGCTAGAAGAGATCAATTTTATAAAGACCCTATTGGAGCAGCATTAAAAGCTGAAGATTCTTTTTTTGAAGGTAGAAATACTGCAGAGCTAGCAGGAGATTTATCTGGATCTATTGCACCTTATGTAGCTATGAGAAAAAAAATATATGGTGCTGCTAAATCAGGTAATTTATGGATGAAAGGTCCTGCTACAATGGCAAGAAAAGCTGCAAATCTAGCAGATAAACTTCCTGGTAGATTAAAATTATTTGGTGGGGCTTTAAAATTATTAGCTAGAGCTGCTGATGTTCCTGAAAAAATTTTAAGAAGTCCTGCAGGTAGAGCTGAGTTATATTCAGTTCTTGGAGGTACAGCAGGTGCTGGTGGAGGTTCAGTTACATATGATATGTTGAATGAACAAGCTGGAGTTATGATTGCAAATGCAATTACAGATGATTTTAGAGACATACCTGATAAAGAAATAGACCAAGATATTTTATTAAATGCAGCAAGAGCTACATCAACAGCTGCAAAATGGAATGCAGGAGCTGCAGCACTTACTCCTTTTATTATGGGTCCTTTAGGTAAATTAGGTGTAAAGTTATTTGGTGCAAAATCTGAAAAGGCTGCAAGACTATCTGAGTTTGCAAAAGAAAAAGGTTTACCACTTCCCTTAATGACAGGAATAGAAGATGGTGTGTTTTCTGAACTAGGTAAAAATTATTTTAAAACAGTTGGTGTTTTTCCTTTTGTATCAGGGATAGGAAGAAAAGCTTTACAAGGTGCAGAGCAAGAGGCTAGTAAAATGTATCTTGACGGTATTGTGAAATATGCTCCCTTAATGAAAACATCAGCTTTATCATCGTCATTATATAATCAAGCAGCACAAGTGTTTAAAGAAAACGCAGCTGTGATTGGTGCAAAGTATAATATGTTTTCAGATGTAGCTGAAGCTATGGGTAACCCAAAAGTAATATCCTTAGATAGAACTACAAAATATGCAAGAGAACTTGTTGAACAAAACAAACAAATGTTTCCTGACATCCCTGGTTATACTCCTGGTATTGGAGATTTAGATATTAAGGCAATAGATAAATATTTGAAAGATGGTTCTGATCCATTAGCTTTATACATGAAAGCTATCGCTGCTTTAGGGGACCAACTTATAACACCAAAAGAATATGGTGGTGTGATGAGAATGTTAAATAGAGCAATTGAAGGCACAGACTTTAAATTACCTACAGGTTCAGTATGGCAATTAAGAGAATACATGGAACAAGATTTAGCTGAGTTTGGTCAAAAACTTACAAAAGATAATTTTTTAAAAGACGATGTCTTAAGAGAAACTTATGAAAACATGGTTAAACAAAGTGGTAAAGAGTTTGCTGATGCAGATATGGCTTACAAAACTACTCAAGGTTTGCAAATGTATGACAAACTAAAAGAAGCTAATGCAACATTTTCAGCTTTAATGGGTTTCATTAAAGATCCTATAGTTAAATCTTTTAGAAAATTTGATACGTCATTATTTACACAAAGAGGTGTAAATGGTGTTACTGGTGTTGCAGGATTACCAAGAGACTTGATGTTTAAACAAATGGAGAAAGATGTTTTTGCAACAAATTCTGCAGAGGCAATCGAACAATTTAAAGTTATCATAGGTGCTGCAGGTAAAAATGCTACACAGAATGGTAAAGCTTTATTTGAAGCAGCTAAAGCTAGATATTTATTTAATACTTTTTTCAAATCATTTGATACTGCTGCAAGTCCACAAGCCAAATCAATTTTTGATGATGTAGCTGAAAATGCTATGGTTAAGTCTGGAAATAAATACATGACAGAGGCCATGCAAGAATTAGGAACGGATACAGTTGCAAGTGGAAGAGCATTTTCAATTGACGATGTAAGATTAAATAACGGAATTTATGATGTGACTAACATTAAATTTAGTCCAAAAGATTTTGCTGATTTTAACATTAATAAATTTATGGATACTTTAGGTATTGGTAAAGCAACAGAAGATTTAGGAAGAAAAAAAATGGAATCTATGTTGGGTAAAAATGGTTTTAAAGAATTTACAAAGTTTACCGATTACATGAAAGCAATTTCTGATGTTGATATATCTGATACGTCTACATTCCTACAAAGAAGATTTACATTATCTGGAGGTAGAGGTGTATTATCAGGTGTAGTAATTGGTGGTGGTATGGCTGCAGTAAACCCTTTAGCACCTGCTGTGTTTTTATTTTTAGCAAGAAAAGCAGGAAGAATATTATCTGATCCAGTTGCTTTAAGATATTTAAATGATTCACTGGGAAGTGAAGAGGCTGTAAAGATTGCAAAGGGACAAAAAATTAGAGGTCAAAGATATGGTAGAAGTTATAATCCAAAAATAACAGCGTTAGGTCTAACACAAAAACGTGAGGCATTTGCAAGACTAATGAATTATGTATTAGACGAAGAAGAAGATAGTCCAAAAGTAAATCCAAAAAATATTGATCCTGTACGAATACAAGAGGAAATATTAGGTATGCCATTTGAATCACCACAACCAAGATATGATGAAAAGACTTTACCAAAAAATACTCTTGAATCTATGTACGCACAAGATTTTGTACCAAGCTCAGGTAGTGTAGAAAAAGACAATCAAATGGTAGACTATGTTCAGGCAACTGCAAGAGCAGAAATAGATACTGAAAACGAACAAGCATCGAGAGACATTGAAGCTGATGAAGCAAGAGTTACAGATAATATAGAGTTAGAAAATCCTGTACAACAGACACCGGATACCGGACAACAACAAGTTAACGCAGCACAATTTCAAGCGTTATTTCCTAATGATCCAACAGGAGCAGCCATAGCTCAAAGAGGAGTTAGACGTGGCTAAATCAGATAACGCATTACAAAAAATAGAGTCGCATGAAAAATTATGTCGAATTATGCAAAAACAAACTCAAGAACATATTAAAAATTTACAAGGTGACATTGCAAGAATAGAAAAAATAATGTTGACATCGGCAGGCGTATTAATTACTGGTATGGCAGGAATAATATTAGTATTAATTACAAAAGTTTGGTGAAATTAGTTTTAAATAAAAAATACCCGTACAAACATTACAATAGATTTTCAGATACAACTGGACGTAAGTATCTTGTTGATAATGTAAAAGTTCCTTCAGTTACAACCATATTGAGTGCCACAAAGGATATGAGGCAATTAAATAATTGGCGTAGAAGAGTTGGTGATAAAGAAGCTGACAGGATAATGAACCAAGCATCAACCATAGGCACAGAAATGCATCAAGTCCTTGAGTATTATTTAACAGGACAAGGATATTACAACGATCAAGATGAAGGCACTAAACCAAGAATGATGGCAAAAACCATTTTGGACAATATAAAATTAAATGAAGTATGGGGTAATGAGATAAGTCTTGAATATAAAAATCAATTTGCAGGAACTTGTGATTTAACTGCAGTAGCTTATGGAAAACCTAGTATTGTAGACTGGAAACAATCAAATAAGCCGAAAAAGGAAGAATGGGTGGATGACTATAAACATCAGTTGGGTGCCTATTATTTAGCCCATACAGCCAATTACGGGCCCATAGAACAGGGGGTAATATCAATTTGCACCAGAGACCTCCAATATCAAGAATTTAAGCTCTCAGAGCCAGAATTAATTGAATATGGTGATAAATTTTTAGAAAGATTAGAAAAATATAAAAAATTATAACAACCAGGATTTAAGATCTTCTTCTCCTAATGTTTTTGCTGCTATCTTACCTTTATTTACTAAAGATTTTAATATTGCTTCATCTAGAGTATTTTTTGTAACAATATCCACATACACCACAGTACCCTTTTGACCCATTCTATGAGCCCTATCTTCGGACTGCATACGGACTTCTAAGTTATAACTATTGCTGTAATATACGACAGTATTACATGCCGTTAATGTAAGCCCAAAACCACCTGTTGTCGGATTACCCACTAAAAATCTACATTTTGGATCTTTTTGTATTTTTTCTACGGCATCTTTTCTATCTAAAACTGAGACTTCTCCGTAAATAGATACGACAGAATCCTTGCCATATTTTTTTTCTAAAAAATCTTTTATCTCATGAATATTCCATAAATAGTTTGCCCAAATGATCATTTTACCATCAGTTTCTTCAATAATTTCTTCAAGTGCTTTGAGCTTATGATCGTGTAATTTAAGCATATTGCCTTCATCATCTTTGGTAAATCCATTACAAACTTGATGTAGTTTAATAATTTCTGTTAATTTATTAGAAAAAGATATTGTGCTATCTTCAACTATTGCGAGTGCACTTGTACGTAAACGTTCATATATTTTTTTACTTTCACCCTCAAGTTCAATAAATCTTTTAGATCTTACCTTAGGTTTTAAGTCCAAACATTGATCTTTACGTATTCTGGTTGCAAATTGTTTGAGTCTTATTTCAAGTTCCTCTAACCTTTTGTAGTATTTTGGTACAGATATATATCTACCAGAGCCAACTGGTATATCAGTCATTTCAGCATATCTATTTCTGAAAGCTAAATAACTGCTAAAACCTAAAAGTTCTGGACTTAGAAATTGGCATTGTGTAAAAAGATCTAATGGAGATTTTGTTATTGGGGATCCTGTTAGTATACGCCTTATATACGACAATTTTCGTAATCCTAAAATGTTTTTTGTTCGTTTTGCTGATCGGTTTTTTATGGTGGTTGATTCATCCAGTGCTACAAAATTTAATTTATTTTTAGCTAAATAATCTTCACATGCTTCGAAACCTCTTTTTGTAGAAAGAGCTTCAACGTTTATTAAAAATATTTTAAGATCCTTAAATTCATTTAATTTGTAATATTCTCTTGGTTTATCTATGTTCCATTTATATATACATTTTTTAATTACTTCAGGCATGTGTGCCTCTATCTCTGATTCCCAAATTGTATAAACAGATTTAGGTGCTATAATTAATGCTGCTGTAATTTTTCTTTGAAAAAACAAATAAGCCATATTATCAATTGTGACTTTTGTTTTACCTGTGCCCATTTCCATAAAATATGCCCATTGAACTTTTTCTGCTGATTCGTTCAATGCATTTCTTTGATGGTCGTATGGTTTAGTTTTATACGGATATTTCCACATCTAAAAAAATATATAATTTTTTTATTGCAAAGTTCAAGAAGATAATTTAGAGACACTCCAGGAGGAAAATATGGATATAGAAAAAATGTCATCCATTGACATTAGTCAAGAGAGTATTAAATCAATTTCTGACAAATGTCACCAACTACAAGAACTCCAAAAGCAATATAAGGAAAAAGAAGAAGAGCTTTCAAATATAAAATCTAAAGTTAGAGATTTGGAAGAACGAATCATTCCTGAAATGATGCAGGAAGCAGGGGTCTCTAAGATAAAACTTAAAGACGGTACTGAGGTTGAAGTAAAACCTTTTTACGCTGCTAAAATTCCTGAGTCTAGAATTGAGGAGGCCTTCAGTTGGTTAAGAGGTAAGGGCTTTGAAGATCTTATTAAGAACACAGTCACTGCTAATTTTAACCGAGGCCAAGACAATCAAGTGTCGGAGCTTATTAAAGTTTGTGAAGAGAATGGTTTTGCTTATTCTAAAAAAGAAAAAGTTGAACCGATGACTCTTAAGGCTTTTGTAAGAGAACAAGTTGAAGGTGGAAAGAAGATCCCTTTTGATTTGTTTGGCGTTTATATTGCAAATAAAACTAAAATAACAAATAAATAACGGAGAACAAATGAAGATAAAAGACGGACAAACGAATGAGGTTGCAGTTAAAAAAGAAGCAGGAGCAGTTGCTAGTTTTAACATAGAGCAATTTGCAGATGAGGGTTTTGATAATGTAGACTCTAAGAGTTTAGCATTACCATTTCTTAAAGTGCTTGGACAACTATCGCCACAGGTTACTCAAGGTGATAGTAACTTCATACCAGAAGCAAAAGCAGGTATGATTTACAATACAGTTACAGATGAACTTTATGATGGGCATAAAGGTATTACGGTAATACCTTGTTTCTATAAGTTAGAGTACATCGAATGGAGAGACAGAGATAAAGGTGCTGTAGCTCCTGTAAATGTTTATCCAAGTGACTCAGATATCATGAGTAAAACTACTCGTGGTGATGATGGTAAGGATAGACTTGAAAATGGTAATTACATAGAGGAGACAGCTTCTCATTATGTAATGGTTGTTGAGTCAAATAAAACATCAACAGCTCTTATTACCATGAAATCCACTCAGAGAAAAAAATCTAAGAAGTGGAATTCTATGATGATGTCATTACGACAGCAGAGAAAAAATGGTAAAGGTTTTTTTAAACCAGCACCATTTACTCAGCAATATAGCATGAGCACTGTCCTTGAAAAAAATAATCTTGGATCTTGGTTTGGTTGGGAGATATCTCACATTGGACCAGTTCAATCCGAAGAGGTTATGAAATCAGCTTTTGAATTTTATGAAAGCTGTAAGAAAGGATCCGTGAGAGTCAATCACGGTAAAGAAGAACAGGTAGCTAAAACTCCATTCTAGTATGGACCTACTTGACAAAACCTTGGAAGAGTTTGTAGAACTCTTCCAGGGCTCAAAAACATATTTTGGTGTTTCTAAACCAACGGGTAAAAAGAACTCGAAGGGTAAGGCAGAATTCAAACATTGGCTTGAACCTTCTCCAATAACAATTGAACATTGGAGACAACATTTAAAAGGAGAAGCTTACTATGGATCAGTTCCCATTCGAGATGATAATACATGCAGTTGGGGGGTCATCGATGTTGATCGTTATAATATACAGCATAAGGAAATTATTACGGTTATACGGAAAAGAAAATACCCACTCGTACCATTCAGATCAAAATCCAACGGACTCCATTTAATTTTATTTATTGATGGTGTTGTTGCTGCATCATCAATGCGAAAAAAATTAATTGAGATAGCATCCGATCTTGGAATAAACGATACAACAACAGATATTTTTCCTGCACAAGATGAAGTAGATTTATCTCCTGAAAAATGGGACGATAAAAGAAAAGGTAATTTTGTAAATCTTCCATATCAAAAAGCACATATGACTACAAGAGTAGCTATGGATGATGAGTGCAACGCAATAAAGATTAATGATCTTTTTAAATTTATAAAAAAATTTAGATTAACTCCAGCAGAGTTTAAAAAAATAAAAATATTTCAAGATGATGAAACTAAAGATTACCCACCTTGTGTTGTTAATTTTATGAAAAACAAAGTTCAAAAAGGTGAGGGTCGTAATGATGCTATGTTTAATGTTGCAGTTCTTGCAAAAAAAATAAATCCAGACCCTGTCATGTACGAAGAACTTACAAGAGAAATGATGGGTAAAGTTTGTGCAGAAAAATTACACCCAAAAGAATTACAAAATATATTTAAAGGAGTTGAAAATAGAGACTATGCCTACAAATGTAAAACTTCAATCGCTAGAATGCATTGCGTATCATCTGAGTGCATTAAACGTAAATTAGGTATTGGTGCTAATGAAGCGTTACCAGAAGTTGGAAAACTTTTAAAAGTTAATTCATATCCAGAACCTTATTGGATTTTACCAATTCAAGGTAAATCGATTCGTTTATCTACAAAACAATTATACCAACAACAGCTTTTAGGAGAGCAGCTATTAAATTATGATATTGTTTGGAGACCACTTAAACCTACGAAAAGAGATCCAGATCCATATAGAGACTGGCTTGATGAATTAATTAGTAACAAACAAGATATGGAAGGCTATGATGAGCATGAAGAAAGAGAAGATGTATTTAATTCTAGAATGTCAAGGTTCTTAGAAGACGTTGAAGATACAACAGAATTCGATCAAATAGATTCAGGTAACATCTGGAAAGATGAAACAGAGATGAGATTTAAATTAGAGACTTTTAGATCATTTATGAAAAAGATGGGTTACAATTGGAATGAAAAAGAATGTACTAGATTTTTAGAAACAGGAGGAGCACAACCTAAAAAGAAATTCCAAAACATAAGCAGCAGACATTGGGTTGTGAGTCTGCCTAAACAAACAGAGCATAAAAATAAAGATGTCAAATTCACTAAACCAAAAGCTTCGTGGGAAGACAATTAAAATATTTGGACCACCAGGAACAGGTAAAACAGAAAATTTACTTAAACGTGTAAAACGTTATTTAGAAAAAGGATATTCACCAGATGAAATTTGTTACGTGTCTTTTACTAACAAAGCTGTAAATGAATGTGTAAGCAGGGTAAGAACAAAATTTAAAGGTTATGATGAAGATGCTTTTAAATACTTTAGAACTTTACATAGTTTAGCTAGACAACAATTTGCAGAGATACCTGTCCTAGATCCAAAAGCAGATATGTTGATGTTTCATACTCAATATGGAACAGTAAAAATTGGTTACAAAGATACGTGGGATGATCAAAAAGTTTACAACAATTGGTCTTTACAAATATATGACAGGGCTAGAAACATGAAAGTTGATCCTGTTTCTTTATACAAGAAACAATCTAGAAAGTCTGTAAGACTTCAACAGTTTAAATCAATTATTGCAGGATACGAAGAATTTAAAAGTATGGAAACTCCTACAGGACAACGAACACCTGACAGGTTAGATTTTACTGATATGGTCGAGAGGTATATAACCGATGGTTTAGTTATACCTTTTAAAGTTTTAATGGTCGATGAAGCTCAAGATTTAACTCCTTTACAATGGGACATGGTTGTAAAAATAGCTCAGGCCGTAGATAGAGTTTATATAGCAGGAGATGATGATCAAGCTATTTATGAATGGAATGGTGCTGATGTAAATTTATTTCAAACATTTCCTGGTAGAGCTTTAGTTTTAAAAAAGTCAGTTAGACTTAATAAAAATATACATTTTTTTTCTAAGTGTTTGTTACATAGTATGGGCGATAACAGAGTGCCAAAAGAATTTTATTCTAATGGTAAAGATGGTGCAATTTATAGATGCACAGCTCTTAAAAAAATACCATGGGATCTTGAAGGTAATTGGATGATCTTAGCTAGAATAAATGATGTAAAGAGAGAGCTGCAACAGGAAGCTCGTAATCTTTCTTTGTATTACCAAGATGTAAAAGGTAATAAATCATTTGATCCGAATCAGTTTTTAGCTATTGAATATTGGAATAAAATTTGTGAGGGTGGTTCAATAAGTAGAGAAGAAGCCTGCGTAATGTACGAATATTTATTAAACATAGATCACGGATACCGGTCAGCGGACAGTAAAAAATGGAGTTTTGCACATTCAAATCAAGTATTTACATTTGATGAATTACATTTAAGGTGTGGTATGCGAGACCAAAAAGCATCTTGGAATCAAGCATTTATGAGAAAATTTAAGGACAAAGATAAAAAATATTTTGATAAATTAATGAAAGAAGGTGTAGATCTTACAGCTCCCCCAAAAATTACTATAGATACAATACATCAAGTCAAAGGAGGAGAAGCAGACAACGTTGTTCTGGCCAGTAAATGTAACTTTCCATCTCACTTCGATAAAAAAAACTTACAAGAAAAAGTAAAAGAACTTAGAGTTTGGTATACAGGTGCCACCAGATCTAAACAAACATTACATTTATTAGGCACTTATCATCAATATAATTTTCCATTAGGAAAATATTTTAAAACCTACGAGGCAAACTATGACAGATAAAGACATGTTTGATGACGCTTTCCCACAAGATAAGCAGATAGGTGGGAGTCATTATAAATTTTTTACCATTCAACCATATGAATTTATTTCAAAAAATAATTTATCTTTTTTTCAAGGTAACGTTATTAAATACGTTTGCAGGTATTTATTTAAAAATAAAATTGAAGATTTAGAAAAAATAATACATTATTGCCAATTAGAAATTAAAAAATTAAAAGACAAAGACGAATGACAGAATTAACTTCAGGATTATTTCAAGTTATAAAAAATAATAAAGGATCAATTTTAAGAACTATTGTTTATACAATTGGTCATTTTGCAATAGCTATAATTTGTTTAATGTTAATTGCAGACGTGCCTTTTTATATAGCATTAACTGATGCAATAGTAGAACCGATAGCAAATTCTTTTTGGTATTTCATACTAGATAAATGGTGGGCCAGTAAAAGTTCAAGAAGTAAGTTAGATAACTGGTCGCCTAACAAATGACACATCAATTAAATTTTATTTATAATGACTCTGATTGGGTATGTCCAAGTGAATATCCAGATCTTAGTAAAGCAAAAGAAATTGCAATAGACTTAGAAACTAAAGACTCAAATATAAAAACAAAAGGTGCAGGTTGGGCTACTTTTGATGGCCATATTGTAGGTTTTGCTGTAGCTGCTTTTGATCAACAATGGTATTTTCCAATTCATCATGACGCTGGTGGTAACATGGATGAGGGAATTACTATCGCCTGGATGCAAGATGTATTGAATACTCCAGCAACAAAAATTTTTCATAATGCAAGTTATGATGTGGGTTGGTTAAAAGTAAATGGGTTCAACATCAACGGACCAATAGTTGATACAATGATTGCTGCAGCTTTGGTAAATGAAAATAGATTTAGTTTCAGTTTGAATGCTTGTGCAAAAGATTATCTTGGTGAAATAAAAAACGAAACATTTTTAAATGAAAAAGCAAAAGAATGGGGTATTGATGCAAAGGGAGATCTTTGGAGATTACCTGCAGGTTATGTAGGTTTTTATGCTGAACAAGATGCAGGACTAACTTTAAGATTATGGCAGCACTTTAAAACAGAAATTTCTAAACAAAGTTTAAATGATGTTTGGGAGAT